TATATAACTATATGGAGTGATAAGCCCCATGATTATATCGATGATAATTTTGTCAATACAGGAAAGCCAGAAGTAATATTGAACGAATATGATATTAGTCTCCTTAAAGAATATATTGATGATGAAATTAAAAATAGTTCAGAATTTACAACTCTAAACCCATTACATAAAAAAAAATTCATCATCAAAAAAGTTTATAATATAATTGAAGCTTGTAATAAAATAGAATTGAATTCCCTTCTTAAAAAATTATATATTTATATTGCCGATATTATATGGAACTGTTCTATTATTGATGTTGAAACTTTTGAAAAAGAATAATGATTTTTTTAAATAAGTGATTTTTTTAAAACTGATTTTTTAAAACTGATTTTTAAAAAAACTGATTTTTTAAAACTGATTTTAAATATGAATTAGAATAATTATATACTAATCTATAATGAATAAAGAAACATTATTAGCTGGAGTCTCTGATGAATGGTTGGACCTACTTGACAATCCCTTATTAGATGAAATTATTAATAAGTTAAGCTCAATTGAAAACCTCACTCCTAATCCCAAAGATATATTTAACTTTGCAAGAGAAACAGAAATATCCAACTGTAAAGTTATTATAATAGGTCAAGATCCCTATCCCAAAAAATCACAAGCGAATGGATTAGCTTTTAGTTGTAATAATACGATACCTAGCTCTTTGAAGAATATATTTACCTGTTTACTACATCATGAACTAATAAGAAATATACCTTCAAGTGGAAATCTAAGCCCATGGGCAAAACAAGGTATATTATTATTAAATATTTCACTTACAACAGTTATAGGTAAGAGCAACGAGCATTATGAAATATGGGAACCTTATACACGTATTCTATTAAAAACTCTTATTGACAATATATCATTAGAGAGACATTTAGTAATTGTATCATGGGGCTTATTTGCACAAAAGACCGTTCATAAGTATAAAGACATACCAAATACACATTTTCTATATTGGGCACATCCAAGTCCATTAGCTCAAATTAATAAACCATTTTTACTCTGTGATAACTTTATTAAAATTAATAAAATACTAAAGAAGTATTATAACATGGATATAGATTGGAATACGGATGTTGTAAAGTATAAAGATGATGAGCAAAAAAATGTAAAGTATAAAGATGATGAGCAAAAAAATGTAAAGCATATCATTGAACCAGAGCAAAAAGATGTAAAGTATAAAGAGGATGAGCAAAAAGATGTAAAGCATATCAATGAGCAAGAAGAAGATAAAAAGAATAGTGAAGAACAATCAGTTATTACAAAAACAGATTTTCTCATATCGCCTATGACACTGCTAGAATTAAAGAAAGAATTTCCTTCATCCGATACTATTGTAGCATTTACCGACGGTTCGGCAAATCCAAATAGAACATGCCCCGAAGCCATAGGAGCATATTCTGCTATTATAAATTATGGCAAGTTATCTGGCAGAGCATTATATGGCAATATAGAGAATAGACCGAACTATGCTACGAATCAAAGAGCAGAAGGTATAGCAATGTTGAAATTAATGCAATATATTAATCTTGAAGATAATAAAATTCATTGGTCAAATTGTATAATTATATCAGATAGTAAATTTTGGATAGACATGATAGAAAAATATATGCCTACATGGGAAAAAGCAAATATACCTTTTGAGAGTAAAAAAAATGACGATCTAACACGTGATATTTGGAAGGTATATAAAGATATAACTTTTGGGTTTCAAAAAAATATATCATTTAGACATATCAAAGGCCATAATAAAGACAATGCGAAACAAGCAGGAATAAACTCTTATAGATATTTCTGCTATAATGGAAATAACTTTGCAGATAAATTAGCAAAGTGGGCTAGATTAAATTTACCAGTTGGTAAACATAAGATATCGATATTTTGAGCTATATATTTAATATAAAGATTTATATTTTTTATAAATTATATTATATAAAATGCCTATAGACTTTGGAGAAAAAAATGTTAATAATTTATCAGGTCCTGTAAGTATGCATATATATATACCAAATGATATTTATTTAAAAAATTTTCCATACGCTCCTATTTTAATTTTATTTGGCGATGTTCATGAAAGTAATATAGGTGAATGCATTATAGGTGAAAAAATATATGATGAAAAATTTTTAAAATTAATTAGTGATGCTGTTGCAGGAGACCCAGAAAAGAAGGAAAATTATGACGATACCATTGATTTTTATATTGAAGGGGGTGATTTTCATAATAGCTTAGATACCCCATTATATACTAATAAATTTCCAATGGAACAATTATGGAATTTATTTCTAAAATGTTATTCTAATTCAAGAATGAAGGATAGGAAAATTTCAGATGAAAATAAAAGTACATGCGATTTAATTAAAAATATACGATGGCAATCAGGAGACATTAGATTTTTTAAAAAAGAAGATAAAAAATTTAATTCGAGTATGTTTTTAAATAAAATATATGATAGAATGCAAGTAATTTTAACTAATAGCTCACCCGAAAAAGATTATTATAAAGAGGAAGACAGAAAATATAATGCATTTAGAGAAAGTTGCATATATTATATAGGAGTGTTTAAAGAAATTTATAATAACCCTATACAGGATTTATCGAATATGTCATTAGATGCTGACAAATTGTATAATAAATATGTAATTGATAGTGAAGGTTTAATATTTAAACAATTAAAAAAAATTAAAGAATATGGAGGAGATGATGTTACTTTAAGTACAAAATTTAAATCATATATGGAAACCATAGATAAAGGCGCTTTAAGTTATGATTTTCAGAAAAGATATGTTACAGAATTTCATAGCTTTATAACAACAATTTTCACCCATGATAAGTTTTCAAAAGAATTTGAAGAAGAAGTTAGAAAATTCAGTAGAAAAAAGGAAGATGCTACAATATACACATCTTATTTGCGAATTTTAAGATCTACTTTACTTGAATTATATTCATGGTCTAGAATTTATAAAACAATGATTAAGTCTATGAGAATACAACCAAATGAAAGAAAAGATAATAATGAAGCGATACATCCATTGATTACCATATGTTATTTTGGAGACCAACATATATGTAATATGACAAGCTACTTATTGGAAGAGAATAATTATGAAAAATATCCTTTTAGTAAAGCCACCTATTCCTATACAGATCGTTGTTTAATGTTTGACAGAAAATATAACCTTAAATCATTAATAAATCAAGTTAAAGATAAAAGAAAATTATATGAAGCAGGTATTAAAAAAAGTTAAATTAAATCATATAGTAAAGCAATTAATTACCAATTAAACATTCTTTATATTAAGCTATTTAGCAACATGAATTACACTTTGGTAATTTTAATTTTAAATCTCCATTTTTAATATCAGATACAATATTTAAAAATTTTCCCACTACTTCTTGGACCATAAAATTTAATACAACGGTTTCTTCTTCAGATAGGTCTTGTTGATCTATAATATTTTCTAATGCATTGACAATAACAGTTTGGCGAAGATTCGGAGTTAAATCAGCCATACTATTTGCAACTGCATATACATTCACCACTACAGTTAAAATATTACTCTTGGTTAAAGTCTTTCCATTCATAACAGATTGCATAGAAGACATTATTTTTTTTACATGATCGTCTGTAATTTGCAATTCCGTAGGTGGAATACGAAGAGCGACAGATTTAGATTCTACACTGCTTTGCACCGACATATTTTGAACTGGAGGGCCTTGAACTTTCATGTCTTGAACTGGAACATTATTGATTGGAACATTATTGATTGGAACACTCTGAGCTACTAAAATATCATTACTTGAAACATTTGCATTTGTCTGCTGACTGCCTTGGATTGCATTGACTAAACTAACACTAGAATTGCCACTCATATATTATACTAAATATATTAATTTATTAAATTTGAATTTATTAAATTTTATAATACACAAATAGTGCTTTAATACACAATGGAAGAAATCAAAAGCAAAGATATTATGACATATTTAAGCTTTTCAAATAATACTAATGTATTTCTTGATGAATATTATGAAAAAATTATAATGGATGAAAACTTTACTCTTCCTTTATATGATTATCAAAAGGCAACAATATCTGCTATGGTTTCATTAGAAAACAGTAGAGAGGTAAGAAGAAATGTCAATGCTAGAATATACGTTAATAAATTTAACGCTGTAAAATTATGTCTTCCTGTTGGTTCAGGAAAGACTCGTATATTAGCTGGTGTAATTATGATGAATAAAAAATTATCACCTAAAAGTAATATTACTTCAATCTTTCAAAGACGTGATTTATATGCTATTGCTACTTATAAATTTAAAAAAATGTTCTATCCTACTTTAGTATTTGTTTCAAATACAGTAGTTAATCAATGGATTGCAGAATTGAAGCCGTTAAATTTTAATATATTAACTGTAAAGAACGCCCATGATATGAAATTAATGATGGACATTATAACCAAAGGTACTATTAATATTTATAATATTATAATAGTTAAATGTGGAATCATAAGCACAAGAAGTATAAAATTTCCCTTTGGAATAGAAATGAAACATGATAAAAATTCCACTTATGATATTATAAGCTCACTAAAAGTATTATGGAATAGAGTTATTATTGATGATTATGAAACTATTAAAATATCCTATAATTTAGATGTCATCGATGCCTTAATGACATGGTTTGTATCATCTACTAATAAATATATTAAAAATGTAAGTAATCCTTGGGTATCGCATACCGATGAAACAATATTAAAATCAAGAGCATTTAACAGAACTGAGTTATTTTCGAATGATAAAAATTACATTCATATATTAATGAATGAACAGTATATTAAAGAATCAGTACAAATGCCTAAAATTATTTTTCATATTATCAGAGTCAAGCATAAGGAGAGAATGTTATTGTCATTAGTATCAAATTTAAATGTCGCTGGTAATATTTTAGAAATGATTAACGGTGATGCTATCAAAGAGGCTTCTACAGCATTAAACATCGTTGCTACTTCTGTATGTGATATATTCTCATCTATCCTCGCGGGTAAATTTAAAGAATATGAACATGCTTCTCTAATATTAAAATTTATCAACCATGAAAGAACAAGAATAGAAAACGATGAAGCCACTGATATAATTATACCTTCGATATATACAGAAAAGGAATTAATTACATTCAAACCATTCCAACATACTAATAAGGGAGAAATGAATGTATTATTCGATGCTTGGGAACTTAAATATAAAAATATTAAAGAAGGAAATAGCATGGCTATTAAAAGAGTTAGAGACAATATTACACACGATCAATGTCCCATTTGTTTTAACAACTTGAAAGAGGCTGAAAACATATTTATAGTAAAATGCTGTAATGCAGTCTTTTGCGGTCAGTGTGCTTTTAAAGCTCAGAATTTTAATAGACAAAATAATAAGGGTAAGTGTTCTATGTGCCGAACTCAATTAGATTTTAAGGATTTAATTTACATTGGAACAAATAATATAGATAATGTATTTAATGACATAACTGACGAAGTTAAAGAACAAAAAGAAGAAAAGATAAACCCTTCTACAGGAGAAAAAAAAGAAGACTATATATTTACAAAATACGATAGAATAATTGATATCTTACATGGTAGATATTTAAACATGAATAATAATGAAACTCATTGTAATGTAGAATTACAATTTCCCAATATCATAAATGGCACAACACAAGCAATAGAAAATAGTTATAGAAAAATACTTGTATTTACTGATTTAAACGAGTCATCGGTCAATATTACTAATAAATTAGATGAACATAAAGAGAAATACTGGACGATTAAAGGAAACGCTGATAAAATAAGTGCAACTATTAAAGAGTTCACCGAATATAAACAAGATTGTTGTCTTGTAATTCATGGCTTTCTTCAATGTAGCGGAGTTAATTTACAGTGTGCAACTGATATAGTATTTTACCATTATTTAAATTCTACAACAGTAGAAGAACAAGTAATAGGCAGAGGAAATAGAATAGGACGTGAATACGCTTTAAATATTTGGTATCTATTATATGAAAATGAAGAACAATTATTCAATAATAGAAAGATTAGCCAACTAAGAGTATAATACTCATTATATAAAAAATATTTATATAATACTCATTATATAAAAAATATTTATATAATACTCATTATATAAAAAATATTTATATAATACTCATTATAAACATTACATAATAAATTATTAAATAGTTAATTGTTTTTTCTAATGGATAATTCTAACTTTATCAAATTAACAGATATTAAAGCTTTTATATTAGAAAAAAAAATATTATTAAATATGATGAATGAAGAATATAATTTATACGATAGAATTATTAAAGTAATTCATTTAATAATCGCTATGATACATCCAATAGTATCACTTGTAGATTTATTGCTTGGTCATTGTACCGATGGTTTGGTAACTGTTGTATTTGGCATTGGTGTAGTTATAATTATGAAACTAAGAGAAATATTCAATTATAAAAAATTACAAGAACAATCAAAAGAACAATCGGTTAAGTACCGTCAATTATACAATATGATAACCGAAGAAGAAGACAAGGCTGAACATCGAAGACAACCAAAAGATATATTTGTTTATTGGATTGTTAGAGAATATAATAATATTCAAATTAATGATCCTGATGTACCCAAGAGAACAAATCAAAAATTTAACAAGCTATGTAAAGAAAATAATATAACATGGAATGCCGATATCAATATTTTAGAAAAGTTATTACATGACATTACTAGCCCAATACAGAGTCCTAGACAGAGCCCAATACAAAACCCTATACAGAGCCCTAGACGAATTAATACACCATATCCACAGCCCAATACACCAGCTACACAGTCCAATACACCATATCCACTATATTCACAATCCAATACACAAAGCCCAAGAAATCTAGTTATTGCTTCAAATGATAATGATAAGATAAAAGTTCGTAGGTTATCCCATATGTTGGAGAAATCAGAACATGAATATAAATTCCTTACTTCTAATGATAATTTTAAAGATGATACCGAATGGACTATCACTCGATTAAAGAATTTGTAAAACTAATACAAAAGCAATTATACTGCGTTTTAAATAAATCACATGAAAAGAATTTACAAAGCATAAAGATAAATTTTAAATCTATGTCATCATTTGTTCCTTGAACGAGTGTAAATTCATTATCATTATTTACATCGCCTTCTATTATTATAGAATATACATTGTTATCCCTTGTTATAAATACTGTAATTAAATTTTTTTTTATATAAGATATAATATTGATTATAATTTGTTTTAGTATCGTATGATACCCTTCTATATCTTCTAATGAGTCTATTATATATTCTACTTTGATATTGTGATAATGATTTACTATATCTCTTACTTCATGTAATAAAGAATTAAAAGATATAATGCTCTTTTCTGCCTTCATTGTATTAGAAGATAATTTATTATAATCAATGTTATCCAATATTATATGAGTTAATTTATTCACTGCTAAATTTAAATTATTAAAGTCAATTGCTTTCAATCTGGATGTCATCCATTTAATAGAATGTATTGATACTTTATTTTGTTTTTCAATTATATATTCCTTCATAAATTTATACAAGTACATTTTACAAATAATATACATGTCATAATCAATTTCAGGCTGAACTACAAATACTAAATCATCAAGGCTATCCTGCTCACAGACAAAGTTAAATATTTTTTTTCCATGAATCAACATTAAAGGACAATACCAATTATCATCTATCCTCCATGCAATAGAACAATATATTATTTTATAATTTGTTTGAAGATAATTTACCATATCATAACAAGAACTCAATTCTATCTCTCTATTCATTTATATTATTGTATTTTTTATCAAGATGTTTGATTGTAATGTTTTAAATTTGAATACGTATAATTGTATATAGAGAATAAATAGCAATGATCTCAAAACGCAATATGGTTGACTTTGATGGCTTTCAAGGAAGCATTTCAGGCAATGGCATATATGAGTTTCCTTCTTTGCATCATCTCGATTCAAATAATAAACATAGAATATGGTCGATATTTATTCGTATAATTAGTAAGGATGGACAATCGCATGAGATCAATTGGGATATTAAAAAAGATAAACAACTTAAGATATCTCTAGACTATCTTAAAACTGGAAGCGATTATGTTAGTTTGCCTTCTGATGCTATTGCAGAGGCATGGGTAGAAACTGGTATCATTGATGGTAAAATTACGCGATCGGCTCCGACTTATTTTGAAAATAATGCATTTGAAGGACAAAAGAATCAAAGGAATGCATTTCAACAAGCAATGATATATAGCAGGTCTCAGTATTTAAAGAGAGTAAATAAAGGAGGAAAGACAATAGAAGAATTTAAAGGTAAGGCAAGTATTGAAAAAGAAAGTATAGATAACCCAGATAAAAAAAATATTAAGAAAAAAACAAAATCTATTCATACATCTACATCTTTAATGTATTTTCCTATGTTGGCAAAAGCATATAAAGACGGAAAGAAACATTTAAAGTTTCCTCTTTATATTCAGCCTAAGCTTGATGGTATGCGATGTCTATCCTTTATAAAAGATAATTATAAAGATTATTCAGATGTTGTTATATACAGTAGAACAAAAAAAGAATTTGGCAATATTGAATATATAAAGAAATTATTATATCCTTATTTAGCAATGTTCTATGATAAGAAGGAAGAACAAAGTATTTATCTCGATGGTGAATTATATCTTCATGGTAAAAAATTACAAGATATAAGTGGACAGAATAGAAGAGAATTTGAAGATGAAAAGGATCAGAATAAAAATCAATATCATATATACGATTGCTTCTATCCTAAAAACTTAAATCAAGAATATAAAGATCGTAAAGAATTACTGGCAAGTGTATTTTCATCTATCAAAAAAGATAATAATACTTTAGCTTTAGAATATATAAAGCCAGTTGAAACATTACTCGTTCAAGATGAAAAAGAATCGGTTAAAGTATTTAATAGATTCATATCAGAAAAATATGAAGGTGCTATATTGAGAAATGCAAAAGGTTTATATTTAGCAAATAAAGACAAAACAGGTGCATTTATGCGTAGTAATGATTTGGTTAAAATGAAGAAGAAATTTACCGATGAATTTACAATTGTAGGATTTACCGAGGGTCGAGGAAAAGATAAGGGAGCGATTATATGGGTGTGTAAAACAAAAAAGAATGTTGAATTTAATGTTGCTCCGAAGGATATGACGTATGAAGAGAGATATAAATTGTATGACTTGTGTAAAAAAGATTTCACACCCTACTTAGGAAAACCTCTTACAGTAGAATATGAAGATTTATCTAAATTAAAGGTGCCTCAAAGAGCTAAGGCATTAGTTATTAGAGATTATGAATGAGTATATAATTATATCATTTGTAAATGAGTATAATGTATGTGTATAATTTATTATTATTCATAATTACTTTTTTTAAACTAATATAATGCCAGAAAAGATTTTAGCAGAATTATCTCAGTATCATAATCTCATGTTGGCAATTAGTGCTGTTTGTTGTATAGCCATTTTATACGTTCATATAAAGAAGAATAAGATTAGTGTATCTGGTATAGCATCTAAACTACATCTCGATAGCAAATCATCTAGCAAGTCATCGAAGCCTAATAGTAAGTCATCTAATAAAAAATTGAAGCCTAATAGTAAAAAGAGAAATTTATCATGGGGAGTTGTAAATAGCCATAATATGCAGTCAAATCCAAGAGAACCAGTATATCAAATTTATAGCGTATATTAAAAATATAATTTATTATTTAATTAATTAATAACAATAATTAATTTTATTTCAATTATTTTTTTTTATTCCAATAATATATATACCTAACAAATATAACATGTCAGAAAAAGTTCTTGTAGCCCTTTCCCCTTATGAGAATA